CCAATCGAGAATTGAGTCTAAATCCCCGGGCGTTTTTGGTCTTGTAACTGTTATCACAAAATGCTAGCAAGCGGCACGATTAGAAAACTTGTTTCGCATTCCTGACTTGACCTGTTACCAGCAGGCCAGTACAAGTCAGTTTCTAGATGTACGTGCATAATTAAAAATCTTTTTATATTTGGACTTCATTCCAAAAAATGTTAAGTTCACCAAACTTAACAAAATCTTCCAGGTCACCAGCCTGGGAACAAATTGTAGGCACGAATAAAATGAATCCATTGAATATAAACAGCTTAAGCTTTAGCTTTGCTCAGGAGTGCTGATGTCTGCTCTTGGTGCTCTTGGAACCCTTGAGTATGACTATCAAAAGCGACAGGACGAGCTATTTGACCCAAAAACCACCATCCTGAACAAAGGTAACTTTACCGTGCCAGGACAGGGTCAATCACCGGACTACTGTCATACTCCGTATATTAGCCATATCCATGCATCGGGTAACAGTGCCCTTGAAATGATAATATCCTGCAAGCTTTGGCGTTGTCCTTCCTGTTATCGGTTAAAAGTAGATTCTGAAGTATTCAAATATGCTGTTCTCTTGGAATGTTATTCTCTTGTAACCGGTGACAGGCCGTTCAGGGCTGTAGCTTCAATGGATTCAGATAAAGCCTATTCCCTAACCCTTGATGAATACCGGGGATTCCGCAGGAACGCAAAGGACCGGTTAAAGCGTAACGGTGTAACTGCCGGATTCAAACTTGATCACCCATTTAGAATAAAAAAGAGCGTTCAACAGGCTGTCCGTGTTCTCTGTGGAGAAGAAACAAGTTCCGGAGGTTTCTGGAACTATATTCTGAATCCTTCTTCTATTAATGAGATAAACAACTATCTCGATACTGATTTTAAATCGTGGCGTGACCTCGTTAACTTCTCTCCTCATGTTCATTACCTTCTTTTCCCCGGTCATCAAAAGATATCAGGGGATAAAAATATCGTAATCACCAAGCTGCAAAAAACGGACGGCTCCTATACTCTCGATAATGTCTCTGATATCGTTCAACATCTCCGTTATCTCCTTACTCACTGCGGAATACTCGTAAATGCAGGTAAATCCCGGATGGAACCTGCTGGAGTCTTTGGTGATCTCCGTAATTGGAAGCCTGAAGACTATCTCACTCCTGAAGAGATTCAGGACATACAATTATCTGTTTTAAACCACCTGAATGAAAAACGTACCACTCCCTATACAGTTGATGACATGGGAGAACTCTGCTATCTTCGTGATAAGGAAGAAGAAAAAACAGCAGAGGATGCCGGATACTTCCCTCTTAAAGAGTTCATTGCCTATGATGAATGCACCGGCGAGTGTATTGATTCATGGCTCAGTTCAATACGGAATCCTGATAACGCCGTCTATGTCGAGTACCTGCTGAGTGAATACTCTCGAATTTTGAAGGATACTGATATCCCACAAAAAAAGCGGCGTTTGTTCCTGGGAGATCTTCGGGATCCCCCAAACAGCTTTAAGATCACTAAGTTAAACGTGTGAGGTTTGATAAATGAGTTCGATAAACAGTTTGGATAGTTGGGCTTCGGTTAAACGTAAGCCATGTGATAAAAGACGGCCTGATCAAGAACTTACCTTATTTCATTTCCTGAATGGTAAACCGAATACAAGACAATATCATATTGATAATGTTTTGAATCGGGGTGTTGCACTTTGACATTTTTAAAAGATGTCAGGGTTCTATTCCTTCTTTTTATTTTAGGAGATACTCTCACAACGATCTACGCACTGCATACAGGCCTTTTCTATGAAGGGAATCCTGTACTTTCTCAGATATTCAACGCTTATGGATATCTTTCACTAATTCCAATTAAAGCATCATTCCTTATTCTGCTCTATCATGTTTACAAAAATGCAGATCGTTTTTACTGGAACATCACAAGACATTCCGTTTCCTGTATTGGCCTGCTAGCAACGGTATGTAATACGGCGGTGGTCTTCCATGGCTAAGGCAAAATACGCTCTGAAAAGCAATAACGGCAGTGGCGTTTATGTCACTATTCCTTCTGAGCTTGCCTTTGCTCTTGGCCTTCGTGACCTTGATGGAAAATTGTTGATAGATTGTGTTCGGTTCGAGCTTGGATATGATGATACTGGCTCGTACGGAATCATCAGACCTGCTGCCGATGACCCATAGATAAGGAGATGAAAATTTGAAATGCAGAGTTTGCGGTGAAGAGGTCGTTGAAACTGACGGCCTATATTTGATAGGCGGTGATCTTTGTTTCGATCATTACTGGCAGGAAAACAAGGATAGTCCGTACTATCCACATGCGTTGAAGGTAGCCGGAACCCCATAATAATGGAAGGTTTCTAAATGTCTCTAGACTTGCGGCAATTTATATTTATTCTTTTTGTTGGATATAATAAAAACGCTATCAGTAGCCGCCGATGTTTTTATATAGTCTAGAGACTTATAGTTAATTGTCTAGAGACTTTATGAGGTACTAAAATGAATAATGCTAAAATACTATATTTTGATTCAAAGTATAAACATGCGTTTGTATATACTGAATGTGAATTTGGTCGTAGGGATGTGTTTTTTTCATTTGAATGTGATACTATCAGATTTAGAGAGGTCCTTGGAGATATTAAAATAATATTCAGTAAACATCTTGCTTTTTGTTATAACAATGAAGTTGAAACAGGTGATTTAAAACTTGATTTTATTGATAAGATTATAATTGGTCATGGAGTGATTTGAATGAAAGTACATGTTAATTGGCATCCTGATCATATTCCTGAAGATGGTGTTCATTATTCTGATGTTCGGAATGTGGTCCTGAAAAAAGGAGATATCTATATTACTCATATACCCGCTGTTGAATTTTCATCATTCTTTTTTAATGTTGAAAATATCGAAAAAACAGGACTTATGGCGGGTGGTGTCGGTATTTATATTGTACTTCAGGTGTGATTGTCTATAGACATTTTTATTTGTAATGAGGTCTGATTTATGGATATGTCTAGATTAATTTGTCCTAAGTGTGGTAGTAAGATGGTTTCGGCGTATATTCAAAAGCGTATTGATGGTAAATTGAGTACTCCTAAGATTGGTCACTATTGCCAGGCGTGTACTTATTTCGAGCCTCTGAAAGATGACGAGTCTTCTTAGAAAGGTTGTTGATAATAATGTCCGATCTTACAATCATATTTAGTGACTGCCTGAACCGCCAAGAAAAGGAAGTGTTACTTTTTAGACTTCCAACAACATACTGAAAAACGTTCATTTCTTTATATACTAAACTCTCTTTTTTCAACATCTATAAACACCCTTGGAAATGAACTTCTTGGATGATTGACAAAACGGAAGAATTAGCGGGATACATCCCGCTGTCGTAGTCCTTCATGTAGCAACCCTTCATCTAAATACCCACCAATACAGGCAATCCCATAACACTAAGTCGTGAGTTTCTTGAGTGGCTGGTTTTTCTGGAGCGTAGCGGAAGGAATAGCAAGCGAAGCGCAGCAACCAGCACGCAGGGAACTTATAGACGTTCCATAAGTAGCAAGTGATATCTTCTTTCTGTGTGAATGCGGCACTCTGCCATATTGACGCATCAGTTATTTACTAAAATGTTGATCTACGCAGTAATTCAGCCTTTCACTTTATTCAAAACTATATTTTATACTTAATTTTAAGCTTAAATTTAGGCTTAAATTTATGATAATTTGAACAGTTTAAATATCCCTTTCCTAAAGTCTGCATTGATAAGTATGTCAGACTTCAATAAATATGGAATTCGGCAGGTAGGCGAAAGAGTGCGCCTTCCTGGTATTAGTGTATCGGTATCTGAAAAGCAAAAGGACGACGGTTCTACTGTCAGATGGGCGCAGTTATCCAAGTTCAATAAGCACAAGGATGAATACGAGAACTTCTCTATCTTTGCTGATGATCTCGAACTTCTTGGTCTGAAAATACCTGATATCCTCTCTTCTGTAAGAGGGGGTGTTTTACATGGTCAAACTCAGTGATTTTAAAGAAAAGGTCAAAGAACATGGTAGAAAAGCTGTAGTAGCTACAGGTGCAGCAGTCTCAGTAATTGCACCGGCTTCCGCAGCACAACTTAACGAAACCATAACTCCAATGGTCGATGATGTTGTTCTTATGATGCCTTCTATGCAGAGTCTTGTCATTGCCTTTGCAGGTATCCTGATTACTGTTTCAGTAGTCGGATTCTTCACCGGTGCATTCGACAAGCTTCTTGACGGACTTAACATAGGACGTAGAGGAATGAGGTAACTATGAGAAGGTTCCTCTCTCTCCTTCTTCTTTCTTTTTTCCTGCTTTCGGTCTCCACTGCATCGGCAGGAACAGTAAGGATAACAGACCCACTCGATGCTTACGAGTATACGGTCTATCAGGTTACAGCTAATGACACCGAATATATTGGAGATTTCACAACTAACGACACTCTTGTTCTGAGTTCAGCTTACAATTATCAGATCACTGTAAAGCCTAATGTAGTATCTCTTACAGCAGACCCTATTCAGGGTGTCTATTGGTTCCAGGCATATCTACCTTTCATACTGGCCTTTGCACTTGTCGGCTGTGTCGTTGTAGGATTGTTCCTGATATGGAAGAGAGGTGCTAAACTATGAACAAAATAATTATAAGTTTGTTTTTAGTGTTTATTTCTGTCTCTACTGCTTCAGCAGCTTCGTATTCATTGCCTTCTGATATGACTCTTGCAAGGTCTATCTGTTATTATCAGGACGGTCAGTTTTTCCTTTCAGGTTCAACTACATCTTATGGCGAGGCTGTTTACATCTGGGAACCGGGTGTAAGTGCTAGTCTATATGTGAGTAATGCCGATTATGGTATTGAATCCCTATATTATGATGGCTCAAACCTCTATTTTTCTGATGGGGAATTAATATTTAAACGTCTTCAAGCTAATGGCGTTCTTGATATGGATTCTGCAACAATTGATGATGTTCACACAGTATTCCAGTCTGGTGGCTCTGGTTGGGTGTCGTCTATTTATGATCATCAGGATGGTTATCTCTATATAGGGACTGGTTCTGTTCGGTCTGGCGTAGGTGATTTTAATCCTAAACTATGGAAAGTCCATAAGGGCACTGAATCACAATCTATATGGTATACCAATTCATCTGTTTCCGGAGAATGGTATTATATATTTGGACATCCCAATGGTGAAATACATGTAGTACAGGCAGAAAATAATTATCCGGGTAACGGTCTAAATATTTGGAATTTAACATCTTCGGTTCCTTCTTTCAATCCCGTGGTATCATATATCACGTCTTCATGGTACAAAGGTGCAAAATCCGATACAGACGGTATAATATATTACGTCGGTATGGATGAGTTGAGGTATTATAATCCTTCTTCCGGTACACATGCGCAAATATCATCTCTTGGTAATTATGGATGGGATCTGTTAATTGATTCTGGTGGTGTGATCTATGTGGTTCTTCAGGACCAGATAAAAACGTATTCAACTATTAATCTAGCAGGTGGTTATTTTCCCTCATCAGCTGGTAGTTCTGAAGATGACAGTTCGACAACAGGCAATCCACTTTTAAATCTTGATTCCCCTGAAGATGCAAAAGAAGTAGCTACCAATTACAGTGGTATTACCTGGATACTATTGATCTGTTTATTCCTAATGGCTGCAATGGGTGGTAAGAATTGAGATACTTACTACCTCTTATCTGTCTCATTCTTCTTACTATCCCTCTTGCATCTGCAGGAACCTATGAGCTTGAGAACACACCCGGGTTTGATGAGTACATCATAGTGAACTCACTATCTACTGAATGGGTGACAACAGACAGAACAGTAATTGATAATGATGTATACGATAACGTCATCTGCCCTTCAGATGATGAGATATACTATCTTGAAATGGACCTCACAGGAATCAAAGAAGATTCCCAATTACCTGTTTATTTCTGGTATGATAGCTTCAACTCTACGCAGTTGAACTTCAACTTCTTCTATGAAGAAGAAACTGTCCTGTTCTTCTGGACCAATGAAAGATTATGCTATAATCTGACCGATACCCTCGGAAATACCTACCTTGAAGGCGAACAGGGATTAGGTGTTGATTCCTGCAGTATTGAAATTACCCAGGAATCAATAAGTTTAGGTCGGTCTGACCTTAACGTATCCCTGCTTCCAGCACAGGGAATGACCTTTGATATATCCTCTATCAGCTTCATGTCCGCTGAAGAAAAGCCAGGACGTGGAGGATATGGATATGCAACACTCAGGGTCCAGGATTCAGATTATTCAAATGATATCTCAGGACCATTGCACTATCTGTATGAACTAATAGATTTTGCAGATTCTGACAGGACACTTTATCAGATACTCTATTACATGCAGAAGATGCTCACCTTCCTTCTATTCCTTGTTGAGTTCTTCCTGAGTTCATTCTGGGTATATGTTGCGGTTGCTCAGTGTGGCTCCCTCTTCTGGGGTATCCTGCACAAGAACCAGGGCGTTTTTAGGATGATACAGAAGTACATAGAAGCCTTCGGCTTCTTCATGAAACTTCCATTCATCCTGTTCAAGTTCTTCGTAGAATTTGTATTCAGCATAGCGAACCGGCTCATCCCCGGTTAATCCTTTTAACGAGTTGGTGACATGGAAAATGTAAAGATACACTTAGAGATCAATCACCGTAAGGTATTGAAAGTTCACAGTACAGACACAGAAAAAGCGAAGAGGCAGTTCGACAGCCTCTATAAAAAGAAGGGGATGTGTTCAGAATGAGCCTGAACATAGACTTCAAGCAGCTTCGTCATTTCTTCAAGGACCTGCGAAGCAAAGGCAAGGTCGTAAAAGATAACAAGGTTACAGTTTACTATCTGACACCCTCACATAAGATTGTCAAAAAAGAAGGTGAATACCTACCGGATACGGACTGTATCAGTGTCTTTGGTCTGAAGCTCATCTACCTTGGAAATAAAGGCATGTATCACGATGATAAAGGACCTGCAGTTATGGCTTCCTATAACTCAGCAGTATCCATTCGTCATGAGAAGGAAAAACAGGACTATCTCACAGGCGAGCAAACAGAAGCCCTGCTATGTTCCGGACTTCTCACGAACATCCTCAGACCGAATATCACCCTCGGTGTTATCGGTTTTGTAATGGGTATCTGTATTACCCTGGCATTCGTTACGACAGTCCTTGGAGTGAGCCTGCTATGAGCAATGAACCTGTCAATTTCTCCGAACTCATACAGACCAGTATGAGAAAGACAGAGCATGAACAAAAGTATGAGCTCATGAGGGATTCCATGGGAATCCTCTTCCCCCAGGACCTCAAAGCATGGCTTGCAGTCTCAAACCTCAATAGTACACAGATAAACGAGATAAACAAGATACTTCTTATCAAGAACATGATGCTCCCTGATACCTGCGAATTCATCAATGAATTCGTAGAGATCTACCTCAAAATAAATGTCTCCAAATCAGCCCATGGAAGACATGACATAAGAGACATCATGCAGGGATTCTTCAAGAACTCCCTTGACAAAAAAGAAGAACTCATGAGCAAACTAAAGGGTGTCCTCCCATGACCGGAAGACTACCAACCGGCAGATACGCAATAATCGGCGACCTCTCAGCCGGTAAGACCCTTCTCATGACAGCCATAGCCTACCACGACCACCTGAAAGGAATCCCCATCTACAGCAACTACGACCTGAACTTCCCACACACCAGAATAAACAAAGTAGAAGACCTCGACAAAATGCACTCCGGGACCCTTGTAATGGATGAAGCCTGGTACACCTTCGATAGCCGTAACTTCGGCACCAATAAGAATAAAGAAGGATCCTATATCTTCTCTAAACTAGCAAAACGCAATATGAATGCATACCTTAACATGCAATCTATGGACCTCATAGATGGTCGTTACCGTGATAGAATGATGGCTATCCTTATAGTAGAGACTCTCAAAGATAAAAATGATAATCCAATTCTCATGAAAGTAGATACTCTTAAAAAAGATAAATGGGGTGTCTTCTCTCTTTCTCCTTCTCAGATCTTAATTGAACCTTCTCCAGTTCTGGGTTTATATGATACCTGTGAGGTTATTGATTCTTTGATTTAGGGCGTAGCTGGTTGCGGGGTCGGTTGGGCGGGTTCACTTCATAGACAGGGTGCGTGTGACTAATGTCTTGGGTTTTCTAAAGTTTAAGAAAGTCTTTTTTAGTGGGTATAAAAGACTGTCTTTCTCGTAGGTTTGGCTGGCCCCTGGGAGGGTGCTCTCCATTTTTGCTGCATAACTCAAAAGGTTTCAACGTTATTTTAAACGGGTTCCCTTTCCTCTCTTCTCTAATCTCTCTATCATCTTTCTTTTCAGTCAATGGAGTATTTGGTTCCTTTAGCGTTAAAGAACTTCTCTATCTGCAACTTAATCTAACTCCTTCTTAAGTTCAGATTTTTTACTATTTCTGTATTATATAACAAAATAAAATCAATAACGAATCACTCTTTCAGAATGCCGGTTATTGCGCTCAGGCAAAGGGAAGCGATTCAAGCGCCCGCCTTTGGCGGCGCATAGGCAGAGTTTCAATATAATGCATATTATGGTTGGATTAATAGAATAATGTTAACTATATATAATAATGAATATTATGTATTATTAAAATTAATTCAGGTGCTCTATATGCTTGACATATCATCCGATGAAACTGCGTTAAATGGCTATTCTTATTTCATCTCTATTTTTATAGGTTCTTTAATTGGTTATTTTTTAAATCCAGTTCGTATTTTTACCAGTGATTTAACGTATGTTGATATTCTTTTTAGAGGTATGACTTTAAAGGATTCCTTTTATGTGCATTATGCTGAAATTGCTTCTTATTATGTTTATGCAGGTGCGTTAATTGGGTTTTTTGTTATGTTTGTTGTTGATAATATTAAATCAAAAAAATCTTAAATTGCATCTTTCAAAATCTTGTTTTGCCTGTTCCAGGACCCAGGCTTTAGCCTGGGTCCCTATGCTCCTTATACCGAAGGATTGTGCGACGTATGGTCGGGGTGCTAATAGCGAAAAAAACTATTTTACAATGTTCTGGAATTAACACCTTTTCGTTACCTATAAATTATATATCTGACTTTTATATACACTGTATGAATAATTTGATAGATGACTTTGTTGTTGATTGTAAAACTATGGGTTATTCATACCGAACAATTGAATCCTATACTGGCCATGTGAAATATTATCTTGGTCGTTATTCTATTGGACCTCAGATTAAAGCTGAAGACCTGCAACCTTTCCTTATACATCTTCGAGATGAGCGGAATCTGACGTTTTCAACCATCAATGCATACTTTGCATCCCTAAGTACTTTTTTTGACTATCTGGAGCATGTAGGGATACTTCAGAAGCATGAAATAGGGAAGTTCCGGAAACGATACTTAAGACGCTACAAAAAACGACATACACCACAAAAAAAGCAACTTATTAGCATTGACAAGATGCGAGAACTCATAGAATCCGCCGATTCCTTGGAACATCAGACTTTAATGATCTTCCTGGCTAAAACTGGAATACGTCGAAATGAGTTAATTACACTTGATAGATCAGATATTTCCCTGGCAAACAATACAGTATTGCTTAAGCCTACTCCAAAGAGATCTAACCGCCTGGTATACTTTGACGATGAATGTAAAGCCTTCCTGGGGGCTTATCTAAAGACCAGGACAGACAAAAATCCGGCTTTGTTCCTGTCAACTACTGGAGATAGGATCAGCCGTAATATGGTCTACAAGATCATCACAGAATATGCAAGGAAACTTGGTATACACAGACCGAAAGGTCATGTTCATGAGAAGTTCACACCACATTGTTTTAGGGTCTGGTTCACTACTCATCTAAGACGTTCTGGAATGTCTAAATCCTTCATCCAGGAACTCCGAGGAGACGTAAGAGGAGAGGCAATAGATATCTATGACCACATAGAATGTGATGAACTAAAAGCTGCATATATGAGACATATCCCACAACTTGGTTTAACACCTTGATGTATATACATGAGTTGCGGCGAATGTTTTCAAAGAAGGATAGTTTCTAAGTAAAAATAGTTAAAAATCCCCGGAAATTCCGGGAATTAGACCAAAACGCCCGAACCGGGATTCGAACCC